TTCCTGTGCTTACGCCAACCAATGTTTTAGTAAGTGGGCTTAACAAACTTTCTTTTTCAAACTCTTCTGGAGTCATTTTATTTTTTTGATAAAAGTTTGTTGCTTGTTGTGTTAAATCTTGAGTTGTGGTTGTTGGTTTTTGTTTAACTTGTGGAGTTTCTTTTAATGCACCTTGAACAGCCAAATCAATAGAACTTGATGATAAATTTTTTAAAGAGTCTAAATCATCAGTTGGTTGTTGAGCTTGTGACGCATTTGTTTTGTAAAGAGCTTGTGGCCCTTTTTCTTGCAACATAATACCAGCACCAATTAAATGACGAATTGCAGGGTCATTTAAATCAATTTTTTGGTCAGGATTAAGACTTAATCTTTTAGATACTGTGTCGACATAAGAATTAGTATCGTTTTCATTTGGGGGTGCCCAACGAGAAATAACACCTCTTAATGTGTCAATACCATGCTTTTGACCATAAGCAAGCAAATTAGCATCAATATCTTTAATCCCTTGTTCTTTTGATGTTGGTTGAGCAAATCCTGTGCTTGAACCAGTTGGTCTAATATTGCCTAAATTTGCATCAGATGTTTTTAATTGTTTAGGTTTATACCCTAAAGCATTTTGAACCTGAGCATCAACGGCTTCAGAAGATAGATTTTGCAAATCATCCATTATTATTGCCCTTGAATAAGATGGTTCATTTTATCAATACGTTGCAATAATGTTTTATATTGTGGAGATTTAATGCCACCAACATTTTTAACAACTTCGCGCATTTCATCTTTATCATTATTATTCAATGCGTTATATAAACGTAAAGCATTTACATCAACAGTTTGTGCCCATTGATTTTTAAAATCACGAGCCGCAAAAAGATTGCCTGTTCGTTTAATATTATTTTCAATGCCACGATTAAATAAATCAGCACCACTAGCCAAAGCATCATTTGTTTTTGCAATAGAAATAACTGCTTCTCTTGTAAATTTTTTGCTTCCTGATGTTTGTGCTGTTAATTCACGACCTGCATCTGTACCTAAACCAGCTTGTTGTGACAATGCAATATTGTTATTAGCAATGTAATGACCTAATTTATCAAAGTTAGTCGCATCATCAGTAGTCCACGGCAATAAAGCATAACCGCCACCAAGATTTCTAAGAATATCTGCGCCACCACCAGTAGTTGTGCTTTTAGCCAATCTAATAACTTCTCTATTATTGTCATGCAAGCCTGGAACTGCGCCAGCAGCATTATTTGCGGCTTTGCGGATTCCTTGAACTTCATTCAAACTTTCTTTAGTTTCTCCAACTGGAATATTAAAAAATTCTGGTGGAGATGCAGGTTGATTTGCAGGACTTGTTGGATATGGTGCAACACCAATAATATTACCTTGAGCATCACGTTGTTGAATAGATGTTCTGCCTGTTACATCAGTAACTGGTGTTGAAATTGGTGCATTCATATTTAATGGTTGAACAGCACCAGTACCTTTAGTTACTAATTGTGGAACTCCATTAATTGTTTCAAGTGTAGGATTGTTAAGATTAGCTTCACCTTGTGCGCCAGTGCCAGCGCGAATAGAATTAATTCCTTCTTGATAAATAGCAGAAGGATTAGTAGCTGCTTTAGAAATATAAGGCGCATAAATAGCTTCTGCAAGATGTTCATCAACACCTTTATTAATTGCACGTTTTTTAGATGCCACAATAGCTTCTAAAGCTGCTTGTCTGCCTTCTGGAGTATCTTCAGCATTTTTAATTCTTGGGTCATTTATAGTTGCATTTGCTTCATCGCTTACAACTTGAGCCATTTCATTTGTAAATTTAAATTTTGCGCTTTTAGATTGAGTGCCAGCTAATTCAGTTTGATAGGCTTGTTGTTCAATTTTTGGCTTTAATGTTCCTTCTGCAAGCTCTGTTGCAGCTTGTTGCTCACGAACTGCTAATGGATTAATTTGTTGAGCTTGTTTATACGCTTGTGCGCCACGAGCAATGTTAAGCATATCGCCTATGCTAATAGCAGCAGGTGGTTTTGCACCTAATGAAATTTCTGAGTCAATATTAAATGCAGCCATGATTTATCCTAAGATTCTAAAATAGATGGATTGTAATTAGAAACGGCATTTCCACCACCACCGCCTATTAATGAAATTCCACCAGCGGCATTAGTATTTCCACTACCATAAGTTTGATTATTTCCACCAAGAATATTGCTTAATGAATACATATTAGCAGCATTACCAATTGCACCGCCAAGCGCATTAGCAGAACCAACTGTACCAGCAGCTTGAGCAGCAGCACCACCAGTAGCCAAGTTTGCAGCATTAGTGCCATAATTAGATGCCAAAGTATTTGATGCGTTTTGTGCAGTTTGACCTAATCCAGCAATAGAAGCTAACGTATTGTAAATGTTTCCGCGCTGTGTATTATAGTTTGCAAACGCTTGTTGATAAGCATTGCCAGCAAAGTTTTGTGTGTAATCTTGAAGTGCTTTAAGTGAATTACCACCAACTAACCCACCAGTAGCATTAGATTGAGCATTGGTAGCTTGCTGACCTTGCCCTAATTGCCATTGATAATTAGGTGCTAAATTGGCATTTAAATCTTGAGCATTAAATTGATGAGTTAAATAACCTGTGCCTGTTTGTGTGCCAATTGGATTACCTTGTGCATCGTAAGTCTGTGTAGTGCCAGGCAACATAGAACCAATAGTATTTAGTCCTGAGTAACCAGTTGCTCTAGCTGGTGCAAGTTGAGCGTTCTGAGTATTAAATATATTTTGTTGTAATTGCGCTTGATTAGCAGCAGTTTGAGCTTGAGTATCCGCTGCGCTTTGAGCAGCATTAGAACTCATTAATCCGCTAACTAAAGAGCCACCAACGCTTAATGCGGCAGATACAGGGTCGTTATACCCTGGGGCTTTCATTACGCTACTAAATTTAAATTGATTACCGAACATAGTTGCACCTATCACATTTCATGTATATTTTACTTGAATCTTCGTCAATTTCAACAAAGCCAAAGCGTTTACAAAAATTTAATCCTTTTTCATTGCCTTTTGTCACCGATGTTACTGCGTGACCATACTTTTCTATTACTTGACCAATGGTTCTTTTAATATGCTTTCTGATACTAAACTTAGGCACTCCATCAAAGCTAACGTGCAATTCATTGTCTTTAATCATTACAACGCCAAACAATTTATCGTCATGCTCTAATTCTACAAACTCCCAACCTTGTAATGCTTCAGCAAATTGTTCTGCTGTAATGCTTAATCTATCTTTTACAGTATTGTAGATAAGATTTATAGCGCGATTAGACATTATAATAAGGCACTTTGTATGGCTTACCATTCACCGTAATATTTATGAAGCCTACGGGCTTTGCAGGTAGTGTGGCAGTACCTGTTGTCGCTGTTGGTGCGCTAGTAAAGTTCAATAAGTTAAGAAAAAACTGTTGCCATGCACGAGTAGGTCGTTTAGTCTGACCATCCAAAAACTCAGTCTGTGGATATGGGTTAGTTTGATTAACGCCATACAATCCATTATTAGCTGACATTAATTGTCACCTTCAGATGCTTTTAGATTAGCAGATACTATCACAGCCTTAACTGGGTCTGTAACCACTACTTCAAACACTCTATCTCTTGACCATCCAAGTCTACGCCAAATAGCACGATTTTTATATTTACCTTCTGCGCCAATACTTACCCAATGTTCTTTAGACCAAGTAGAGCCACCATCATTAGACCAACGCAACATCGCTTGTGGATTTGTTGTTGGTGTTGATGAATTAATTTGTGAATTTAATCCCAAATACAATGACTCTGCAAATTGAATTGTTAGCGTATCGTCAGGGTAAATAGTGTAAGGGTCAGAAATATATTGACCAGCTTGCAATGATACGCCTGTTGTACCAACGCCAGGTTGGAATTGAATTTGCAATTCTTCTAAGTATTGACGTTGTAAATCAGTCACTAAATGTGGTGCGCGTCTTAATCTGCGTACTTGATTACCATCATCTGTGTAATTAGATGGGTCAAGTTTGTAAATATGACCATTTGCAATATCGCCTACAACAACATCACCTTGAAATACAGCAGAACAACTGACTGTATACATTGTATATTCGCCTGTTTGTGGGTCTGTAGTTAGCCACTTATGCCACATTTGAGTAGAAATATCATATACCCAAGTTAAATTAACTGATGGGAATGAAACAACGTAACATTCGTGACCTTCTAATTGATAAGTCCACGCATACGCATCATCAATGTATTGATTGACTAAACTTTGCTCTACAGCATGAGTAGAAATACGCTGTGGCATATAGCCATTCATCTGCATAATTTGTGCTTGACCACGATTGTTGCGTGATACATAAGCAAAAGAATTGCCTAAACGAGCTACAGAGAATTTAGCTGCAATACCATGTTGAGTATTAGTGCCTGGAATACGTTGGAAAGGGAACGGAAATGTGCCTACATCCACCCAAACTTCTGATGATGTTTCACCCAACAAATAAACTTCACGATGGTCAGCAATAATTGAAACTAAATTATCAGGCGAGCCGTCTTTAGATGAAAAGCTCAAGCCTTGACTGATTGGTGACAATGGATTAGATGCGCCCCATTGTTGTGAATTAGGTTTGTTGTAAATAAAATAGTTGTCTACAATATCTACAGTATTACCACCGCTAAAAGCACCATCTGTTGATGGCAACACGCTAAAGTTAAGCGCATATAGCGTTTCAGAGCCAACAGTTTGACTATTATTTAATACATAAGTACCTGTACCGCCAGTTCCTGTGCCTGTAGTAAGCGTAAGTGTTAAACCTGTGCCAGAACCACTTGATGATGTTGATGCAGGATTAGAAGGAACTGATGTGTATTGACCAGCGTTAGTTTGTGTCAAACCTGTCACCGCACCACTACCACCAACAGAAGTGACTGTATAGGTTGCAGGAGTCGTGCCATATACACCACCAAGCACAGTTACCGTGTCATTGACTGCATAACCTGTACCTGCTGTAGCGATTGTTTGACTTAATACAGTACCGCTGCCTAAAGTCGTTATAATTGTTCCAGCAGTTACGCTTGTACCTTGTATCGTTTGACCTGGATATAAAGTGCCTGTAATAGCAGTTACTGTAAGAATATTCCCTGAGATTGAGCCTGTAATTGTTGCACCAACAGCAGCAGAGTTAAATACTTCGCTTGCTTCTGTTTGCGATACGTTAATTGTATAAGTGCCAGGGCCACCAGTTCCAGTACCCAAAGCTGTAATAACAGTTTCTGGAGTTACACCTAAACCAAATAACGATTGACCTATGCCAATAGTTCCGCTTTTTAGCAAAGTAACTGTTAATGTTGTGCCTGATACTGAGCCTATAAAAGTAGCACTAGCAGGATTTGAAATACGCCATGTGTAGCGATATTGTCCATCAACGATATATACGTTGACACCATTATCAGTAATGCCTACACGACCTGTAGAAGTGTTTAATGTACCTACCAATGTAGGAACATAGTTAGAAGTCATTACATAAACATAAGGGCCACAGACAGCAACTAAATAATTGTCACCCGACACAGTACGCATACCACGCACTTCTTGTTTATTTTGAAATACAATTTGCGTTGTAAGACCAGGCGTTGGATACAAAGACACAACACCACGTTGACCTGGCTGTTTTAATGGGTCAATTTCTGGCCGCCAGTTAATACACTCTTGAGCATCTTGATAGATGGAAGGTGCTTCATAACTTGGCCCTACAAATCCAAAGTCAGCCATTATCTAAAGAAGCCCCCTGATAAAATCCAGCCAGCATCTTTTTGACGGCTAGATAGAATTGCATCGTTAAAGCGTGATGTTTGAACTGGTTTCATATTGGTGCGTTTTAGCGTTGCTTTAGATTGCGCTGCATAAGCATTAATCATCGCTATTTGCGTTGCGTTTGCTTTGCCATACATAGGCATTAAACGTTCTGCTAAACACCATCTAAGAGCCATAGAATAGCCCTGTGGTAGATTAATGACATCATATAAAGTCACAAAAGGAGTAAATATAGTATCAACAAACAAGTGCATCTCGCCTTGTGCTGGATTAGGCCATACAAATAAGTTACCTAATGTTTCTGTTGGTTGGTAGTAAAGGGCTTTAGGCCACGGGCCATTAAGCGTTTTAAGACCAATCATTTCATAATCTTCTACGTTCAATACAGCTACAGGATAGTCAAGACCACCATTAGCGACTACTGCGCCATTAGAGTTAGTGTTAATACGCACAAACGCTGAATTAATGCCTAATGGGCGTTGATAGTAAAGATTGATTGATGTTGATGATACATTTTGACTAATATTAACTTGATATGTGCCAGCTTCGTTAATATTGCCACCAGCACCTGTCAACATTTGAGTAATTTTAGTGCCTGGTAAAATACCTGCGCCTGATAATGTTTGACCAATAGCAACTGCGCCTGATGCAATAGCAGTAACAGTTAAGATGTTACCTGAGATTGAACCTGTAATATTTGCGCCAATTTGACCGCCTGGGCCGATAGTGTATTGTGTTTGACCTGGTGTAATCGGGAATACGATTTCAGTTCTATAAAAAACCATCATATCTTCATTAGACCATTGGTCAATCATGTCATTTAACATATCAAAAGCATCTTGCGCTTCATCTGCCGTTGGAGTTTCACCAGAAGCTAATGCGCCAATGTCTTTTAATGCTCTTGAGATAATGTCTATTGGTTGAGCCATGATATGTCCTAAATGCTAGGCGTGAATGTTTGTGGTAACCACGGGGCTACAGATTTAACTTGATTATCAGCTAAATAAGCAAGTTGTTCATCTAGTCGTGATTCTATAATATTTAGACCGTCTTTGATAGATTCTTTTTGAATTAAATCTATTACGTCTTGCTCTATAATATCTGCAAAAGGTTTGTCTATTGTGCCGTTAAAATACCAATTGCCTTCTGTTTCTACAGAGTTGTCATCATTATTAGCAATTACTTGGTATTTAGCACAAGTAATAACTTCGTTTTCAGCTTCTATGCCTTTAATAGACCAAGTGTAGTTAGCCATTATTTAGCTTCCAATACTGCGATACGTTCTGCTTGTGTGTCTATGATAGCTTTAAGTTCTTGAATAGCTGCTGTTAATGTAGCTACTAGGAATGATGTATCAATGCCTTGATATTTAGGTTCACCTTTTTCATCTACAGCATCTTTTTCACCTGTTACGCAGTCAGGCACTACTTCTTGCAGTTCGTGAGCAATAAAGCCTTGACCATCAGAGCCGTCAGATTTCCATTTATATGTAACAGGTTTAAGTTGTGCGACAGTATCTAAAGCACCAACCATAGGTAGTACGTTTTCTTTTAGTCTATAGTCTGATGAAGTTGCATACGTGGTAGCAGTCCCGTTAGTTGTTATTTGACCGACAAGTGACCCACTTCCGTTATTAAAAGCAATAAATCCTTTTGTATATGTTGACGAGCTAGGTGATAAATATATCCCATAGGTTGATGAAATATCAAAATTTACACTTACTTTAGCTCCAAAATTTCCTGAGTTCCCAATGTTTAAATTACCATTAGAATCAATACGCATACGTTCTGTTGTACTTCCAGCTGTTCCTGTAGATGTCTTAAATAAAATACTTGCCGCTTGTTGTTGAATTTGCACGGCTTCACTTAATACAGTATTGTCATTAGTTCCAATACTTAAAAATCCACCAAGGCCAGTTGTTCCATATCCAGTTATATATCCGCCATAATTATTACCTAAAGTAGAATCTCCAAATTTTAACGTTGGTTTTGTAGTGGCATATAAATTTAAAATACTTGCAGGACTACTTGTACCAATCCCTACGTTGCCAGAGGAGTCGATACGCATACGTTCTGTATTGTTAGTAGCAAAATAAAACGGAGTGTTTGTTTCTGAACCAATCCAACCTATACCACTATCTGCACCTATTCCTGTAGTTTGAGCAGTACCAGTTGTGTTATATGCTCTTATTCTTGCATTAGCGGCTGGATTTGCATATATATTGCCGTTTACTTCTAATTTTGCCCCTGGACTATTTGTTCCAATCCCTACGTTACCACTAGTATCTAAACGCATTTTTTCTGCGCCACTTGTGTAAAAAGTTAATGGTAAATATGTCCCTGTGCCATTGATGCCTGATACTAATTGAACGTCTGTAGAGCCGTTAGTGGCAATTAAAATTTTACTTGCATTGGTTGGGTCGGCTGCGTTACTAGCTTGCCATGAAGCTGCTGTGCTTGTGCCATTAGGTAACGCATAAATACCTGTTGAACCATTAACAGTAGTGGTTTTAAATGAACTTCTGCTTAATACAGTAGCGTTTGAAAAATCACCATTTAAATTTGAACTTGTGCCACTTAAAGTTAAGCTAGTAAATGTACCTGCCGCAGCAGCAGTTCCACCAATTGCAGGTGGGCTTGCTAAATATGTGCTAAATCCAGACCCACTTACTGTGCTAGATGCTGACAATGTTGTGAATGCACCACTATTAGGAGTACCGCTACCAATTGTGCCTGGTGCTGTATAAGCACTTGAAGCAAGCATAGTATTAGTAACTGTGCCTGTATCGCCTGTAGTGACTACGTTACCATTGACTGTAGGTAGATTTAATGAATATGAGGAAGCGGTATTAGGGCCAACTAAAGCGACCTGACCACCTAGTGTTGCTTGAAAAACTAATTGACCCATGATTTTGTCCTTATGGTGCTATATAAATTGTTGAGGCTGTCAATGCCCCTGTTGATGGATGATATTTTAACTTGCTTGATGACGTTTTGATACCCGTATTTCCTGTTGATGCTGATACAAAAGTCACATAATAATCACTATTAGTCGTTGTATCGTCTGTAATAGCTACGTTAGTAGCGTTTGTAGCCGTTGTGGCTGTAGATGCGCTACCTGCTGACCCTGAGATATTAACTGCAAGTGAAGTAATGCTACCGCTTGCCGCATTAAGTGGAACAGCAGTCGTGCCAATATATAGTGATGAGTTACCTAATACGCCACTAGGAATTGTGCCTGATAAATTACCAGCAGTTAAACTTGTCAAACTTGCGCCAGAACCACTAAATCCAGTAGCAGTTAATACACCTGTTGATGGATTAAATTGATATTTAGTAGAGCTTGTATATTCTGTAGAAATATTACCGCTAGTTTGATTAGCAAATAATGGATAGCGAACAGCGTTAGTAGTCGTGTCATCTGTAACTGTTGCGTAAGCCGTTGGAGTAGTCCAACTTGGTGCGCTAGTTCCATTAGATGTTAATACTTGTCCTGTAGTGCCAGCACTTAAAAATAATGTTGAACCTGCGCCTGATTGGTAAGGAATATATCCTGCACCACCACCAGCTAAATTAGTTGCAGTAGTCGCAGTAGTCGCTGAACCTACAGATAAAGTAGATTGAGCAACGTACTGAGGGGCAGAAGCACCAGCAGTTAGCACATAATTAGTCGTTCCTAACGCTAAAAATGTTGTAGCACCAACGCCTGTGTTATAAGCCAAAGCACCAGCAGTACCACCACCAATATTAGTAGCCGTTGCAGCAAGCGTAGCAAAAGCTACAGCACCGCTTACAATAGAACCTGCTATAGATGTTAGCCATGTAGGATTTGAATAGCTACCAGTTGTATAAACACCATTGGTGACTGTTCCTGCGTTACCTGTGATGCCAATACCCCAAGTTCCAGATGCGTTTGTGCCTGTTGTTGATGGTGCGCCTATAGTATTGTAAGAAATAGTTTGTGCAGTACCACCATTAAACGTAATTCCAGATGCTGCACCAGTTCCGCTATTATTAAACGTCAATGCGTTTGGTGTGTTAGCTGTAACTGTTGTAGAACCGCCTAAACTGACTGAATTACCATTAATCGTAATACTAGAATTAGCTAAATAGCTATTAGTAATTGGAGTAGCGTTCCATGTACCTGCTGTTAGCGTTCCTACTCCAGTAATTCCTGTGTATGAACCACTAATTAAGCTAGATGCAATCGTTCCGCTAGTAACTTGTGATGCTGCAATTGCAATAGATGTGTTGCTTGCGTTAGTTAATTGACCTTGAGCATTGACAGTAAATGTGCCAACACTTGATGCAGAACCATAAGAACCTAATGTAACGCTAGTATTTGTAATAGAAAACTGATTGGCAGATAAAGTTAAACCTGTTCCTGCTGTGTAAGTAGAAACGCCTGAGAATAATACCCAAGTAATTGGCGTTACGTTAATTGTTCCTGTGTCAGCAGATGTTGATACCCATGCTGTATTAGCTTGTGAGCCATTTAAAACGACTGTGTATGCGCCTGGCACTTCTGACCATACATCCATGTCAGTTGCACGAGTCCAAGTGCTTGCAGAAGCGTTATAAATACCATTGTATTGACTGGAACCTTGATTTTTAACAAGAACTCTATCGCCAGTTAATGTAGTATAGCCATCAATTGTTTGTAAACCTGATAGCGTAATGCTAACTGTAGTAGCACATTTACACGCTGCTTTAGGGCCTAAACCTTGTGCAACTGTATCTACATAAAATTTATTAGCAATATCTGTATTGCCACTAGGTGTTGTTGTAATTTGACCTGTCAACATTGACACATTAGTAAATGCGCCAGTAGAAGCACTAATTGAACCAATAGGTGAGCTATCAATCGTGCTATTTGTAATTGTTAATCCTGATTGAATAGGATTAATTGTTGCGTAGAATGGCTGACCCTGCCCGATAAAAGTATTAAAACTATTATCAAGATTGAATAACGCCTGTACGGGCAGAATATTCTGGTCTATGGTTTTAGCAGGGTCTGACATCCAATTTCCTTAAGTTGCTGTATGCAATATTGAGTAATTGATAGTAACTGATTCACTATAGGCATTATTGGTACTATTTTTAATGACTACAGAGAATGAGCCGTTAGCAATTGCTGCAATAAATACATTATAAGCACCCACAGTTCCACCAGAAGCGATAGAACAAATTACATTATCACCATAACTTACTTGACTATTTGTAACTACAAATAATGCTTGAGCTGCTGGTGCTAATTGTGAGTTTGCAGTAACAATTTGACCAGATGATGTGTTAATTGTCACACCAGTAGTTTTATTGTTAGCTTGCGTTACTGTGCCAAAGTTGCCACCGTTATAACCAATCTGTGATGTAGCGTAAATGTTTGTAGCAGTAATTGTAGAAGGTAATGGAGCATTAAAATACTCACCACCAGGGCCAATTAAGCTGATACATACACCATTTTGGTCAAAAACACCTTGAACTGGAACAATATTGGTTACTGCACTATTTGCTACACCTGGATTAGCCATAATTAACTCCTATGACTGGTCAGCACAAGGTGTTACATAAAGTGTTGTCGTAGAGCCTGATGGACAAACAGCAGTCATGTAAAACGGTGTGGTTGGTACAGCAATAACGATTGGCACTTCCATCAATGGCGGCAACACAAAGCCTTCTTGTGCTGTTCCATCAGCAGCCCAAACAGCGGCAGGACATGGTGAGTAATTTGTAAATCTTACTAAACAAGAACCAGAACCCACGTTCAAGAATGAAGCGTAGTTTACTTGGTCGTTTGTCGTGTCATCAATTAAAGTTGATGCGTAAGATGTAGAAGTTACTGAAAAACCATACGTTTTACCTGCTAAACGAATAACTGAGGTATTAGCCATGATTTATCCTTAAACAGCAGTTGCAGGAGCTGGGCCTTCAAGACGAGTAATTTGGAAAATATAAGCACCAGATACAGGTTTTAAAGTAGCGGTAGCAGTTAAATTACCAAATTGAACTTGAACTGTGTTAGCAGCAGTAGCATCAGCTTCAGCAACAACAACACCAGCAGTTTGAGTACCAACAGCACCAATTACAGTCACAATATCAGTAGCTAAAATGCCAGGGATTGTGTAAGTAACAGCAGTAGTTGTGTTAGCAGCCAATGAGTTAGATGTATTGTCTAAAGTTGGTTGAATGTAAAAAGTTTCGTGTGAGTTACCACGAGTGATAGTAGTAGATGACATGATTTTTCCTTTGCAGAAAGATGGTTAATTATAGCTTTAAATAGAAAAAAAGCTACCCTTTTTGAGAGTAGCCTTTCTCCATTA